CGATCTGAGGCCGCTTTCCGCCAATGGACCCTTACCGAGCCAAGTTTTAAAGAACAGGCTGACAAGGCTAGGCTAGAAGCCAAGGGTGTCAAGACTGACTTAGCCGAACTTAAGGATATCTCCTTCGAGGATTTTTCTCAGGAGTTTCTAGACACTACACTTTTTGACCACCACCTTGACTGGGTGGATCTGGTAGAGGGCAGGGAGCCAAGATGGATTCATCCGTCAATGACTTACGAGCCTGGTGCTGCGAATCGTGTTTTAATCAACGTACCGCCAGAGCACGCCAAGTCGACGGTGATTACGATCAACTATGTGACTTACCGTCTTGCAGTAGATCCTAACGTCAGAATCATTATAGTTTCAAAAACCCAGGGTATGGCCCGAAAGTTCCTTTCAGCCATCAAGACTAGACTCAGTCATCCTAACTGGACCAAACTTCAAGTGGCCTTCGGCCCTCAGGGTGGATACAAAGCAGACTCCAATACTTGGTCTGCTGATATGATCTACCTAGGTACTGGTCGGGACTCTGGCGAGAAAGACCCAACTGTACAAGCATTAGGATTTGGATCTCAGATTTACGGTGCTCGCGCCGATCTGATTATCCTTGACGATGTGGTGATGAATGCAAATGCCCACGAGTGGGAGAAGCAAATTGAATGGCTTCAAAAAGAAGTCATCACCCGTTTGGGTCGACACGGAAAACTACTTATTGTAGGAACCCGTGTCGCACCTATTGATCTTTATAAGATGATGAGAGATCCTGGTCAATGGACTGGTGGTAAATCTCCATTCACTTACTTTAGCCAACCAGCAGTTTTAGAGTTTGACGAGAAGCCTGCCAAGTGGAAAACCTTATGGCCAAAGACTGATAGGCCTGAGGGGGAACAAGATGAGGCAGATGAAAAAGGATTATATACGAAGTGGGATGGATCCTCGCTATTTACTAGAAGGTCTGAAGTCGCTCCCTCAGTATGGGCGCTGGTCTACCAGCAAGAAGATGTTATGGAAGACTCGATCTTCTCGCCAACTGTTGTCGCTGGATGTGTCAACGGTATGCGAAAGAGAGGCCCACTCAAGGCTGGAGTCCCAGGCCATCCAAAACATATTGATGGCTCTTACACCGTTATCGGCCTCGACCCTGCAATGGCAGGAGCCACAGGAGCAGTAGTAATAACCTACAATCGTTCTGATGGTAAAATCTATGTCCTTGACTGCGTCAATATGACAGATACCACTCCGCAAAGAATTAGAGATCTCATAGAAGAATGGGTTATTAAATATAAACCCCAAGAGATCCGAATAGAAATTAACGCCCACCAGAAGGCTTACGCCCTAGATGATGATCTACGCAACTGGCTGGCGGCTCACGGCTGTACCCTTAACTCTCACTTCACAGGTAAGAACAAATGGGATACAGGATTTGGTGTAGCCTCTATGGCTTCGCTGTTTGGGACAACAAGAGATTCTCGTTTCCAAGATAATAATCTAATTGAACTTCCTTCTAATGAAGGCTCTGAGGGCTTGAAGTCCTTAGTACAGCAATTGATTACTTGGAAACCTGATACTAAAAACCCTACAGATACCGTAATGGCGCTGTGGTTTGCTGTTATTAAAGTTCGTGAACTTATGCAGCAATCATCTTATGCTACTAAGTTTGCCAACAATCGTTGGGCAACTAGAGCACAAAAAGATAAAAGATACGGAATCAATTTAGACGACGCCTTTGCAGAGCAATGGCAAGAAACTTACGGATAGGAAAACACTATGGCACTTCCATTAATCGCAGCAGGTATTGCTGCTAGAGCAGTTGCAAAGAAACTTGCTACAAGAGCAGCAGGTGGCATAACTGGCGCTGGAGCAAAACAAGTAAATCCAGTATATCGCAATATTGGAGAACCAAAATCAGCAGTAACTAAAATACCTAAAGTTACAGAGAATCAAAAAAATGTAGTCAACAAGATGCGGGACACATCTGCTAAGAATGCTAAATCTGGCGAGACTGCTCGTCGCTTAGGTAGCGAAAGAGAACAAGCAAATATAGACGCAATATTAAGTCGTAAAACAGGCCTTCCAAAAGTTGTTAAAGTTAACAGCAACCCAATGCGTGGTAAGTAATTCAATTTTCTATCGTTAGGATATAGCGTGTCAATCATAGGACCTATAGTAGCAGCAGCAAGAGCGGCAAGAGTTGTTGGCGGCATTAAAGGTGCTAAGACCGTAAATAAAATTTACCGCGAAGGAACTACTCCACCTATTGAAGTGTCTAAAGCAAAGATCAGAAAAGATCTAGGTATTCCAGAAAAAGGAACACCTGAGTATAGCAAGTGGCAATCAAGCCTAGCAAAGCAACGCGACAGAGATCTTTCAAAGAGCAGAATTAAAAGAGGAAACTAATGGCATTATCGATTGAACAAATTGCAGCACGAGTAGACTCACTTAGATATCGTGCTTCAGAACGTGATGCTCGCGCAGGAGATGTACTTTCTGTGCGTCAAGGTAGAATCTCTGAAGTTTATCCTGACTTTTTTCCAGAAGGTGTAGACACAAATGTCGTGGCAAATTTTATTGATATCGTTGCCAGAGATCTTTCAGAGGTTATGGCACCACTTCCAGCGGTCAATTGCTCATCCGCTAGTCAGGTTAATGATCGTGCTCGTAGGTTTGCTGATAATCGTACCCGCATTGCTTCTAACTATTTTAATCACTCTGACTTACAAGTTTCTATGTACACAGGGGCAGACCACTACATAACATACGGATTCCTCCCATTCATTATTGAATTGGACGAGGAAGCAAAACTGCCACGCATTCGCCTAGAAAACCCAAGGATGGCTTATCCTGAATTTGATCGCTATGGACGATGCATTGCATTTGCAAAAAGATACTCACTTACATTAGGTGAGTTAGTAGCACAGTTCCCAGAATATGAAGGTCAATTACTTGGACCTACTGGGTTTAAACAAGATATAAATGGGCAGATTGAAATTGTTCGTTACTACGATAAAGATCAATCTGTTGTATACATACCTGCTCGTCAAAATTTAGTTTTATCTCAAGCACGTAATCCACTTGGTAAGATGATGGTTGTTGTTGCTAAACGTCCATCTATTGATGGTGAAATGCGTGGACAGTTTGATGACGTATTAGGAATTCAATTACTGCGTAACCGATTTGCTATGTTGGCAATGGAGGCTGCAGAGAAATCTGTTCAAGCCCCGATTGTTCTTCCTCAAGATGTACAAGAATTACAACTTGGTGGCGATGCGGTTATTCGTACCTCAAATCCTGCAGGTGTTCGTCGTGTAGAACTTACCCTACCGCAAGGCGCGTTTACTGAACAACAATTATTAAATCAAGAGTTGCGCGTTGGTGCTCGTTATCCAGAAGGACGTACTGGTAACATCGACGCATCTATTGTTACAGGCCAAGGCGTACAGGCTCTTATGGGAGCCTTTGATACCCAGGTTAAATCAGCGCAGGCAATTTTTGCTACAGCACTTCGTGATGTTATTGGTCTATGTTTTGAAGTAGATCAAATGTTTTTTGACGAACTTAAGACAATTCGCGGCGTAGATGCTGGTTCACCATATGCACTAGAATACAAACCCAGCAAGGATATTAAGGGTGATTACTCTGCTGATGTTCGTTATGGAATGCTTGCTGGTCTTAACCCAGCACAAGGACTTATCTTTATGCTACAAGCACTTGGAGGTAAGTTAATCTCTAAAGATATGGCTATGAGAGAGTTACCGTTCAATGTTAATGTCACACAAGAGCAAGAGAAGATTGAAATTGAAGATATGCGTAATGCTCTTATCGGTTCACTTCAGGCTTACACACAAACAATTCCGCAAATGGCTACTGCTGGACAAGATCCTTCAGATATTGTTAGAAAGATTGCTGATGTCATTAAGTCAAGACAAAAGGGACAAGCAATAGAGGATGCAATTCAAGAAATATTTGCGCCTGAAGCGCAACAAGTTCCTCCTGCTGGCGCACCTTCTCAGGTTGAGCAAACGTCCCCTGCTCCCGCTGCTGCCCCAGTAGGAGGTCCTACTCCTGAACAGGTTATGGCAGAAGTACCACAAGCAGCACCAGATATCCAAAGTCTTTTATCTAGCCTAACATCAGGTGGAGAAGCAAACGCAAGCGTAAGAACTATTCGACGACGATAATTA